CAGGAGATCCCGGCCTGACCGAGCATACTTTCCGGCAGGGGAAGTGTACGGTATGCGGACTGACTTATTTTGACCTGTGGTCGTGCAAGGATGCGGAGATGGATCGACTAAAGGAGAAGCTGACGATGGCGGCCGGGGTGGCCGTTCGGGTGACGGCGGCTATTGAGAAAGAGGCCGATTATTTGATTGCGCGAGAGGGAGAGCTCGCGATGCGAAGTCAGAGCGCCTTCGCTCCACATCACGTCGCGCTTGATCAGCGCAAACGTGAGTTGAACCAGTTGGAAGACGCCTTGAAGATCATGGAGAATGCCGACCCTTTGGCCGATTCCGACGATTTATTGGAGAAAAAGGAAAACGATACAATGACCGCTGACGAGTTCGATGCGAAGTGCAAGGAGCTTTGCCAGTACTGCCGCGACGGAATGGCAATGCGGCAGCGCGAGGATACGCGGGAATATGTCCATGAAGGCGTAGTCGCAATTCCTGGCACACTCGGCAAGCGGATGTCGCATACCGTTTGCCTGGCGTCGGATTTCAGGAATGATAATAAGGATCACGTAGTTGGGTAATCGTGAGGATGCGCATAAACTATTGATAAAGGGCGAAGAAGCAGCTCGTGATAAATCACAGCCCACTAATGCTGATCATGGATATCAATTATTATCGAGTGCTAGTTACGCCGATCCGACTTACGGCCATGCTTTTTATGTCAACGGCTGTACCGCTTCCGATCTGATTCGTCCCCACGCTTCGGTCGCGTTGTTTCGTCGCGCGTTGGAATGCGAGCTTGATCCTGACGAACGGCCGAAGGCGTTGACCAATTTGGCGTGGGAATTGATGAAGGTCGGCGGTCAGCGGGAAGCGGTGGGGCATCTCCACGCCGCGCTCGACATCAATTCGAAATTGTCGCTTCCTTATATGCACTTGTCGATGTGTCATCAGATATTCGGTGAGACCACTACTGCTGTCGGGTACGCTATGAAGTGTTTCGATCTCGCCGATAAGAACGATACTGCGGGCATGGCGATTGCCAAATTTCAGTTGGCGTTTGCTTTGTTGTTCGATCGCCAGTACGCCGCTGGTTTGAAGGCGTTCGAGGCTCGCTTCCCCGCGCGCCTGCCGAATTTTCTTTTGTATCCATATCCGAAGTGGAAGGGCGAGCATGGAAAGACGTTGTTCCTTGTGGCCGATCAAGGTCTCGGCGATACGCTGTCCTATTCACGATTCGTTGCAGAAGCATCTGACCGGTGCCGTTTCATTCACATGTGTGTACAGAGTGAATTACGGCGTGTGTTTGAGCACGCCTTCCGCCACTTATCTAATATTAATTTCATGCCTTCGCCTTCGAATTTTCCTGGCGATGCTGACGCGTGGTCAACTTTCGTGTCCCTGCCGTTCGCCCTCGGCCTGACTGACGACGAGATTATCAATGCCCCTAACATCGATATGCCGCGTCCACCGATGCGCAAGGACTGGATGGTGCCGGATCGCAAGTTTCACATCGGCATTGCGTGGGCGGGCTCGCCGCGGAACGACATCGACAAGCACCGGAATATTCCGGTCCATCACTTCATGGAGCTCTATCGCGTACCGGGGATACAGCTATATTCCTTGCAGTGCGATGCGAAGAAAGCTGATATGAATTTGTGGGGTTTTGCTCCTCTGATTCGGGATTTGTCGGGGTATCTTAGAGATGTCGCAGACACAGCTTCAATCCTCCAGGAACTCGATTTGGTCATTTCAGTTGAATCCGCCCTCGGGCACATCTGTTCTATGGCTGATAGAGAATGTTGGATTCCGTACAGCCACCTCGGACGAGACTATCGAATCGGCTGTGACGGGACTGATCGCCTCTGGACTCCTCAGCACCGCATCTTTCAGCAATCCGACGACATGCGATGGGAGCCCGTGTTCGAACGAATCGTTGAAGCGTTGAGGGAGAAGGTTGATGGTTCTTGATTTGACTAAGATTCCTTTCCTGCAGCAGGAAGATAATGGACCGTTCACTGACGAGATGGTTCGTCGGATGATTGATATCAACAACACGCAGCACGGGATCATCAAGTATATGGAGGCAATGGCGCAGGTGATGGCTGAGGCGGCGATTGCTTCGCAGAAGGCGATTGGTGATTCGCCTGCCTTCGCAGTTTCGAAGTGGACGGAGGTCGTTAAAAAGAGAGCATTGGAATTGATTAAGGAAAAACAATCGGATAAACGCTGATGTCCGGCTGGATGAAATCGGTTTTTTCCGAGATGGTGTCCGATGTCGGTTGGGATCCGGAGACCGAGGAAGTGCTCGTGCGCTTCAAGAAGAAGGGCCGGACCGCCGCCTACAAGGGTTTTGATGAAGGCATTGCCGAGCGGCTGTCGCATGCGGCATCGGTCGGCGGGATGTTTCTGGACGAGATCAAGCCGTTTGCCGACTCATGGAGGTATGTGTGAGCAAGGAATTGATAGACCTCTTGCTGGAATCTAAAGCATTCATGGATGCGATGACGCCAGAAGCAAAATCTAAAATGTTACGCATGCAGGCTGAAGGTTGGGCGAAAGCGGAAGCCCAATGGGCCAAGGATTTCCGGGAAGGAAAATGCGAGCGTGACTGACGACCAACCCGATCCCAGCGAAGCACGTGCTCTTTTGTTCGAGCAGATGGCCGCCCAGATCCGGCTGAACAAGACTGCGACATTCGGAGGGGCCTTTCTGATGGTGCCGCCTGGTGGCGACCCTTTCAGCTCCCTCATGCTTAACCAGGATGAGCCATCTATTTTCTGGGCCGCCGTCAAGACGCTGGCCGACGTTGCCATGCAGGCGCTGGATCCCCGTAACCGGCAGGGGTTTGGACGCTAGTGTTTGTTTAGATTGTATGCAATGCTTCATCGCACATATATGATGAGGTATCCCAGTGCGCAAGCAAATGGGTGAGATCGTAATCGACCATAGGGCCTCCCCGGGACTTCCAGAAGACATCGCACGTCAGGCTGGTTATGACCCTCGCCTTTGCCGTGAAGGGAAGATGTACGAAGCCGCAACAATGGCCTGTGGTCACTGCCTTAACGTGATAATCAAAAACCCCTTTCGCACCCGAGACCGTCACTACTGTTCCAAATGTGGAGGTCATTTCATTTGTGATCCTTGCGCCTATCTCGTTACCCTACCTGATTACATCCACAATCCCCGGGCTAAGTTCTATGATGATTTCAAAGACGGCAAGATCGTCAATGGAACCCCAACTACCTTACTCACTCCAGAGGAGACTAAGTAAATGTCCAAGCGCCTCTTCCAACAGTCTACATTTACTCCGACGCAGCAGGCCGATGGTGTCCTGACCGGCTCATGGATGGCTCTCAAGGCCGGCTCTGCCACAGACATTCTGAAAATTGGAAAGATCGTCGAGGCAGGCCAAGCTTCGACCTCATCCATTAATGCCATGTGCCTTGCACGATCCTCAACCCTCGGAATCACCCCAACCGCTCTCGCGTTGCCCAATAGTGACGCTCCAGTAAACATCGCCGCTACTGCCGTCACTACCGTCCCTGTAGCCTTCGTCGCTGCTGCAACTGCTCCGAACCGATCTCCCGCAGTCACAGTGGCTCGCTTGAATTTGGTCTTCAATGCTTTCGGCGGCATTATGACTTGGCAGACCAACCCTGGCTCGGAAGAAGAATGGGTCTCGGTTGGCGTGGCTACTACTTCTAATTCTGAAAGCGTACTCTCTGCCTACAATGTCGGCGCACCGGGCGCTATGAGCGGTGAGTTCTTCTACGAAGTTTTGTAAGAATGAAATGCCGATATCGATTCGATCGGGTTTGCTATCGGTACCAGTTTTGGCGTTTCCTGGTCAGGCCGGAAATCCTGTTGGATTTGCAGCAGCACCGGGATACCCGGGTAGTTTAACAGCATCAAGTGGACCGTTTACCAGTGGTTCGGTAAATAACCCCACTATTATTGCGTTTAAGGATTTCGATGCTGGTGTTAGCAGTACTAATATTGATGCTAATTGGGTAACATTTATTGGTTGTCGGTTTCAAAGCAATAATGTGAATGGTAATTGTGTTTCGTCTGGAAGTACTGGCGCGCAGAATGTAAATTTCTCCTATTGTAGTTTTGTTCCTAGAGTAGCATTGGTAGGCACTGCACCGCCCGGAATTAATACATGGCCCTCTTCGGGAGCTGGCACAGGGGCATTTGCTCAAGCAGGATGGATTACCGGAACAAATTGTATTGATGGGAACAATGGCTATCAGTTTAGTTTTGATTGTCACAATTTAACGGATGGTCCCCTTACATGGGATCACTGCGATTTTTGGGGTTTTGGTAATTCAATTAATTTCATTGGGCATACCGCTCAGATGATAGTTCGTGATTGTTGGATTCATGATGCCCGTAATGGCGCTAGTCCACCTCTGAGTGATCATACGGATGGCCCCGGTTACTTGAACGGGGGTCTTCCCCCACAAAATATTTGGCTTGATCATAATACGATTGCATCAATTGGGTCACAAAACGGTATTGCTTGGCAAGGTGGTACTTCTGCTTATAGTGGCATGAAAGTGACGAGGAATTTTATAAGTGGTTTCAATACTGCTGTAACTCTTTATCAAGGAAGTGGTACGAATTCGAATCTTGAATTTACAGATAATGTTTTAGGTACCGATCTTCCTTGGGTAAACTTTCCAATTACTGAGGTGTTTGCTGATTGGACTAGCCCTAATGGGATCTGGCGCAGGAACATTTTAAGGGTGTTGGCAGGTACCTCGCCTGCTGCTGGAAATCAATGGGGGATTAACTGGACATCGGTTGATAATGGGAAATTTTTACTTCCTAATGTGAACACGACTGTTACGTTAAGTACTATTGATTATACGGGGTAACCGATGGCTGTCGCAGTTGATGCCAAAAGTACAGCCGAATCGAATACTGCTTCCGTAACAACGGCGACGCATACAAATTTGACTGTTGGCACAAGTCTGTCCAATGGAGCATTGCTATTCTTCGGGGTGTGGGATCGTACCGTTGGCGTTCCAACATCTATCAGTATGCATTGGGATTCGACGGGCACCAATCAGGCGATGACCTTGTTGGGGACGCTGCAAAGCGCAACCAATTCACTGATCGCGATTTTTGGTCTTCGGAATCCCACCAGTGGCAATAAGACACTTTCCTGTTCGTGGACCACGACTTCGACGGTCACCCTGTATGGCCGAAGTTATACCGGTGTTGATCAAGCCAGTGATGCAGCCGCCTTCAAGAATTTCAATACCAATACTGGAACCTCAACCACAGCCTCGGTTGCCATTACCAGTGCGGTCAATGATTTCACTGCAGCGTTGTTTACGGCTGAGAATGATCTAAGTGCAAATACCCAAACATTGCTTTGGAATGATAGCGGACTTCACTCAGTTGTTGGTGCGGCTAGCGAAGCGACTGGTGCAGCTAGTGTAACGCATCAGTTTACAGTTGCTACGGCTGTTGTCTGGCGAGCGTCAGGTATTGATCTCGGGGCCTCTGGTACTACTGTTGCGCTTCCGTTTAATACTTATGACTATCCTAAGGTCTGGGACATACATCAAGCTCCATTTGATTTTTCAGTTCAGATCAATCCAAATCTATTTAAAAATCTTGTTCCATTTAATCAAATTGATTGGGCCAAATCTTTCCGAACGCGGCGTTCGGAATATGACAAATCTGTTTCGTTAAATCCCAACTTATTCACTAATACGTTCCCTAAAAACGAATACCAATGGTGGTTGAAGCCTTTTGGCATTCGGGTTTCGCCTTATGATAAATCAGTTGGACTCAATCCAAATATATTTACCAATTTCTATCCGTTTTTAAATCAATTAGGGCCGCCATTCTGGGAACCTCGACTTCCAGTTCCTCAACAGCCGTACAACCAAGCCCTTTACACTATCATAGTTGTATCTAATCCCTTCAACCAAACCGATTGGTCTGTATCTCGGCGTCCATTTCTGAGTGAGACCATCGATCAAGCACTCAATATCAATCTCTACACTAATCCTATTCCATTCTTTAATGCGGGACCAACCTCATTTGCTATTTCTTACTTTCCAATAGCCCAACAAATCTACAATCCTAATCTCTATCAAGTCAGCGTCTCAGCGCAGCCCTTTAACCAAACCTTTTTTCCGCCCGTACAGTGTGTTCCTTCTGCCCCAGTCGATTTCTACAATCTGGTATTATTCCAGCAATCAGAAGCGTTGCCGTTCAACGTTACAGACTGGTCAGTTCCATACCGGCTTCGTTCCGTTGAATCGCCTGACCAAGTCTATAATCCAAACCTTTACGCCATTACAGTCACCGCGCTTCCGTTCAATCAAACCGATTGGACCAAACCTAGCCGCATTAGTTCGATATCAGTTCCCGACTTTGTCCTCAATCCAAATCTATCCACGAACCCATATCCATTATTCAACCAATTTATGACTTCATTTGGGGTCGCAGGCATCCCTGCATTTCAACAACCGTACAACCCTAATCTTTATTCTGCTGTAGTAGTTGTAGCGCTGCCTTTTAATCAAACCGATTGGGCTGTATCGGTTCGGCAAAAGGCCTTACCGCAGCCTGATCAGCCTATTAATATAAATCTTCTAACCAACCCCTATCCGGTTCAAAATATTAGTCTTGCGCTTACCTCAACTCGCTCATTCCCGCTCCTTGACGCGTCATACAATCAAGCTTTCTACGTCATTCCAGTCGCGCCGCTTCCGTTCAATCAAACAGATTGGTCCGCCCCATCTCGTATTCATCAGATTCCGGTTCCTGATTTTAGTCTCAACCTGAATTTATTTGCAAACCCATATCCCGTTCAAAACCTATTCGGGCCAGTCTCCGAGGCTGTAATCGTTTCAACTCCGTCTCAGTCCTACAACCTAAATTTTTACGCCCCCGCCAATCCCTACCCATTCCAAAATATCAATCTTGTTCTCGTCCCAACCCGTTCTTTCCCACTCCTTGGTGCGCCATACAACCAAGTTCTTTATGCCATTCCAGCCGCGTCGTTTCCGTTCAATACTTATGACTATCCGAAAACGATCCGGGTCAAAGTTTCTCCATACGATCTATCACAGTCTTCCGCTTCTGCTGCTAATGGATCGGGGAGTACACCTTCAGGACAGCAAACTTATTCACAAAATATGCTGGCTTACGGACAAAACCTGCAGGTGCCAACTATTCGGGTAGGTGATATAACCGATTGCGATCGCGCGTTGATGCAAAATCCTGAAGCGTGGAAAGGGGCGATGTCTCATAATGAGTTTATTCTTTGCAAGAATCCGGACGGAAGCCAATCTTATTACCGGATCGATGCCGAGCGGTCGATACCGGGGGTATTAACGTTTTTGATCAAGGTGTAGGCTATTAGAATGTCGTATGCTGTCCTAGCGCGTGTAACAGCGGCACTAGCACGTAGAATACGACCACGAGCGCCAGGATCACGACCAGCAGCACATTGACGATTTGGGCGATAAAATAACTTGACAAAACGCCTCCGTAGCTCAATTGGTAGAGCAGCGGCTTCTAAATCCGAGGGTTATGGGTTCGAGTCCCATCGGTGGCGCCACTAACCAGGAGAAATGAACATGAATTAGATTGCTAAAGACCAACCCGTTGCCTATGCGATTCTACGACAAGACCTCGAAATGACGTCAGGCAAAGCGGCTTCCCAAGCCGGCCACGCATTTCTCGATTCTTTTATCACAGCTCCACTTGAAAATACTGAAGCATACCTTGCTGACGGCGGCACTAAGATAGTGCTGATGGTTCCGGGCGAGAGGGAGCTTTGTGATCTTTTCCATAAAGCCAAATTGGCGAAGTTGCCCTGCGCCATGGTGATCGAGCAAGACCATATTATGCCGCCGCATTTTGATGGATCCCCCGTTCCGACTGCGATCGGCATCGGTCCGCTTTCGCGATCTGAAGCGCGGCAGCTTACGAAGGGATTGCCGCTGATGAAGTGAGTGTATTCCTCCGTAGCTCAGTGGTAGAGCACTTGGCTAGTAATAGCCAAGAGGTCGGCGGTTCAATTCCCTCCGGGGGAGCCAATTGCGTTTTAGAACGCTGTATGCTGTCCTATCGCACGCAACAGCGGTATTAGCACGTAGAACACCACAACCAGTGCGAAGATAACCACCAGCAACACGTTGATGATCTGGGCGATGGGGCCGGGGAGCGGGACTAGGGGCAGAAGGGCGGTTATGGCCCACCAGATCACGCCAATGATAATCAGCACGATAACGAGGTTGATCAGAACGCCAATCATGACACAATCCTCCTAGACCTTTAAGCGGGTAGGAGGTATAAAGTTCCATGGCAGGTTGGTCTCACCAAAAGCGGGTTGCGTTTGAGGAAGCATTTTACGCCTTTTTGTCCCAGTGCCGAATTAACTCAAAGAATTTGGGATTCGTATCTCTCGGAGACAATCTCTATTGGGGACAGCGTCATTTTATCACGAAAACGCTTGACGGTCTTGAGGAAGACAAGCACGACATTTATTGTCTCAAGTCCCGACAGCTCGGCATCACCACTATCGCTCGCGCGTTATCCACTTTCTACCTCGGGATTCACAAGGGTCTTTCTGGCGCCCTAGTATTTGATTCCAATGAAAACAAAAACTTAGCGCGCGATGAGCTCGTGACCATGGTTACGGATCTGCCAGAGCGGTTAAAATTTCCGGCTATCAGAAAAGACAATCGTGATGGGCTTACACTAGCCAATAGCTCAAAGATTTTGTTCAAGTCTGCTGGCGTTAAAAAGACCAAGACGTCGGGCACTCTCGGCCGATCGGCTGGTTTGTCAATGTCACACCTATCCGAAATTTGTTCCTACGATAACGAAGAAGGTCTTATTTCATTTCGGCGTTCGTTGTCGGATTCAAATCCAGACCGGCTTTATATTTATGAGTCGACCGCGCGCGGCTATAATAGCTGGGAGGTGATGTGGCGTCACGCGCGTGAGGATACCGCGCATTGCGTTTGTATTTTCATCGGTTGGTGGGCGCATGACGGACAGTTAATCGAGCGCGGTACACCCGACTGGATCTTGTATGGCGAGCAGCCGCCGACCAAGGATGAACAGTACAAGATTGACGAGGTAAAGCGTCTCTACGACTTCGATGTCAGTCAGGAGCAACTGGCGTGGTACCGCCGGCTGGTCGATCCTGCGGCGCGCGATGACGGTGACGTCGATGCAGGTTTCGAAGGCAATTCCCTGCAGAAGCAGGAAGACCCGTGGACCGAGGACGAAGCGTTTCAGCAGACCGGTAGTGTGTTTTTCGCTGGGGAAAAGCTGAAGGAGCAGACCGATAAGTGGGTCAGCCGAAAATTCGTACCGTACATGTTTCTGCCGGGTACCGAGTTCTCGGACATGAAAGTGTACAAGGCTGAGAATACTAGAAATATCGAGCTGAAGGTGTGGGAGCAGCCGTCCCCTGAGGCAGTCTACGTACTAAGTGCGGACCCAGCCTTCGGCGAGAATGAACATAACGACCGGTCCTCCTTGCAGGTACTGCGCTGCTACGCTGACGGTGTCGACCAGGTCGCCGAGTACGCTTATTCGATGATTTCGACCAAGCATCTGGCGTGGGTAATGGCTGGTATCATGGCGTGGTACGGCAACGAGCCGATGTCCGAGGTTTTTTATATCCTCGAGATCAACGGCCCTGGCGGGGCTGTCCTGCAGGAATTGAAATCGTTGAAATTCCAGATCGAAAATGGCTACGCGCCGCTCGAGGAACAGGGCATCAAGAATATTTTCCGGAACGTCAAGCAGTTCATATATGCCCGTCCGGACTCGCTGAACGGCGGCGGATCGGCATGGCACTGGAAGATGTCGACGCAGACCAAAGTGATGATTCTCGAGGAATTGCGCGGCGTCGTCAGCAATGCCCAGTTGCGGGTGCGGTCGCATGACCTGATCGAGGAAATGAAGACGATTGCTCGAGATGGGGATTCGATCGCGGCCGAGGGCAATCTGAAGGATGATCGGGTGATCGCCGCCGCCATGGCTGTGCATTACTGGGACACCAAGATTCGGCGCAACCTGATCATCCAACGGCGGACTCGGGAGGCGGAGGCGGTCAAGAAGCAGCGTAGCGTAGTT